CTGAAAGAACAGATCATGGGTCAAATCCAAGGTGGGCCAGAAGGTGCACAACCCGGAGCAGGAGGGCCAGCGGCTGCACCTCCGCAACAGGCTCCACAGGGTCAACCTCCACAACAAGCTGGACCCCCAGGTAATGACGTGATAATGCAGTTGGAACAGATGCTTCAGGGGATGCCTGAAGAAATCCGACAGCAAGTTGGTCAGGCTATTGGTGAGGGCGTCCCACTCACAGAGATTTTGGCTAAACTGCAACAGATGATGCAAGGTGGACAGCCCACCGGACCTAACGTACCTCAACCACCTCCAACAGTCCAATAGGAGCGAACATGCCACGTGAAGCAGAATCCACTCAAGGTGAATCAACTGACCTTGACGACTTCATTGATCAGTCAATGGAGGGAACTGAAGACGACTTCGACACTGGTGCTGACGACAACGACGAACTAGATGCTGGTGATGACGCACCAAGTGGACGCCCAGTCAATGCTGAACGTGACGATGACCATGACGAACTAGATGGTGTACAACGTCAACCACGTGAAGGACCACAACAGTCTGCACCTAATCAACAGGGTGCACAGGCTACACCTCCCGGTCTCACACCTGTAGGTAAAGTCTTTGCTGACAAGCAGGGTAACATAGTCAATTCACAGGGACGCGTCATTGCTCCCAGAGGTGAAGCTGCTCGTCACTGGATGGACATGTCCAAACAGTTGACACAAGTACCCAACCTAGTACGTCAGAACCAAGCACTAGCTGGTCAGATACAGCAGAGCCAGCAGCTACTGGATCAAGCACGACAGATCAGTGAACTTCCTCAGAAATACAATATGTCGCGTGAGGACTTCAATGAAGGGATGGCACTACTCGGTAATTGGACGCGTGATCCTGTGGGTGTGGCGCGAGAGATCGTTAGTCGCACAGTTGCAATGGGTCACAACGTCTCAGACATCCTTGGTAAATCTGCCGGTGATGCGCTTGAGATGGGAGCCATTCGACAACTCATCAATGAAGCTACACGCGGACAACGCCAACGTGAGGAACAGGAAATTGCAGTAACGGCTCGTCAAGAACAAGGGCGTGCTGCATATAACGCTTTTATCTCACGTTATCCTGATGCTGAAACACACTCAGATGCGATAGCGAACTTAATGAACAACCACCAGCTGAGTGCGACTGAAGCATACTATCAAGTCAAGCAGTTCTGCATGAAGTACGGTCTAGATTGGAATACCCCACTCGCCCCACAGATACAGGCTGCACGCGCACAGCAGCAGCCTAATGGTGATGGACGACGTTCTCCAACCCAGAGAGCACCGATGAGTCCCGGTGCCTCTGGCGGACGCGCGACTCTAACCCAGGATACACAGTACGCAGATGCTGACTCAGATTGGGGTAGCATCCTCAACAACGTGCTGCGCGAGTCTCAATAGAGGTAGAACATGTCCACTCTAAACACGGTACTGCATTCCGTCCTGACTAGGAGTCGGAAGAAACTGATCATGGCATCAGTGATGTCCAACGCTCTTATGGCATGGGCATTCGCAACAAAGCGTGTCGAGTTTGAAGATGGTGGTAAAGACATCACCAATCCTATCACTCTCGGCCGCAACCCCAACATCACGTCCACTGAGTACTATAATACAGTACCCATTGCACAGACTGATGAGTTCGACACACTGAAGTACACATGGTCACGTGTGGTTGGTTCTGTTATCATCTCTGATCAGGAACAGGATGAGAACAAGGGCGAGACGATGATCTTCAAGCTGCTCAAGGCCAAGATGGAAGTCTTGGAAGAGAGCATCAAGGAGAAGTTCAGTGAATACCTATATGGCGCTGGAGGTGGGCTTGATCCTATGGGTCTTGCTGCTCTTATTCCTGACGACCCTACCGTAGGCACTATCGGTGGTCTTGACCGTGGTGCTGAACCACAGTTGCGTACATCGTCCTATGACTTCGCTGGACAGTTGGACAGTTCCAACATCGAAGAAGCTATGGACGATATCATGCTCGATCTGACTATGGGCACTGATAAACCTGACGTTATCATTGCAGGACGTAACTGGCTGCGTACCTATCGTGCAGCAGTGCGTGACAAGCTGGTAATCAACTTGTCTGACATCAAGAAGGGTGGATCAGCAATGGTCGATCTCGGCTTTGGTGGCGTGTCACATGATGGCGTCCCTATGGTCTATGATGAAATGTGCCCTGTTAACAAGGCGTACTTCATCAACTCCAAGTATCTCCGCCTCCACATCCTCCGTGGTGTCAACATGAAGGTCAAGGACCTTAGTTCACCGTGGAACATGGACGCCATTGGTAAGCGTATCCAGTGGCAGGGTCAGTGGGCAATGTGGAAGATGTTCCGTACGCACGCTGTAGTCACTATGTGACAGAGAGGACACTATGCCCCGCACAAAACAACTGAGAACTTCTGGCCCACAGCAAGTCATGGCGGCAATGCCCATCATGGAGAATGTTCGTCCTGCATTCACTGTACGCAAGATCGAACAGGACATGCCACATAAGGTCAACATCTTCGACAAAGAGTCGAACAAGATCAAGTCCAAGACTATCATGGAGCCAGGTGGATTCCTAGTAACGTTCCGTAAAGGGCACAGCATCCGTGTACGGAATGAGTTGGAACTTAAACGTCTCGGTGCCAACGTCCGTCTGATCCCTCTCATGGATGACGAGGGTGAAGTCAAAGGTATGGTTCAGAACATCGAACTTGCTGAGGACGAAGGTGATCTCGAACTCACTGGAGAATAAACATGCCTGTACTCAGTGGACATGACTACGCAGACTATCACACTCGTCGTGCTAACAACTACGTCGAGAAGCTCTGCTATGACGCCTATGTGGACATCAATGGTGACACACGGGTAGAATTTGGACAGCCACCTGCTGCATTGGCAGATGGTATCATTAAGACACAAGCACTCGATGCTATCATCACTGGTGGTGGTAATCAGGTCACTACATTCGATCCTGAGAAATCCATGTCTAAGTGGGGCCGCAATCTCACTGTGATCCTCAGTGGTGCTGGTACTCCTACTGTCACTATCCGTGGCCGTGACTGGCTCGGTCAGGGTATGTCTGAGAACATCGTTGGTGCTGGTGCTGCATCTGTTGTTGGCAAGAAGGCGTTCTTCTCTCTTGACAGCATCACTACATCTGCTGCCGTTGCTGGTGTCACCATCAGTGTCGGTTGGGGTAACGTTCTCGGTCTGCCCTATGCAATGACCAAGTTGTATCACGAGTTCGTTGATGACATCATTCCGGCTGCTGGCACATTCGTACCATGCCTCGCTCCCGGTACAGTACAGTCTCTCACTACTGGTGATCCTCGTGGAACATACACTCCTGCTGGTGCTGTTGTTCCTAACGGTGTACGTAACATCGTTATCACTGGTGCAGCCCTGTCAGGCCAACTGCATGGGGTGCCTCACTTCTACAGCTGACCTACAGGTGGTGGTGCCAGCATCTGAGTCCCCTCATGAAGGCACCACCATTCTGTATTTGAATACAGGAGTGAGACATGGCCGTCAGTACATTCACCATGCAGGACGTGGTTAACGCAGTATTGAATGAACTACGTTATGCTCCAGGTCGTGACGTTCAGATTCACTTACAGTCTTCGATCGTCCAAGATGCATCCATGATCTACCGCACCCTGATGACTAAACACAGGTGGCGCGACTTCATGTACTTCACACAGTTCACTATTGACCCTGTTACAGGTGAGCCAATAGAGGACTTGTCTCAGGTGTTGCAGAGGTACATTGACATCCTCTCCATCTACAAGAGTTCAGAGTCTCAACCAATCCAGTTTGCACCTGCCCTGATAAATCCCTCTCGATTTAACCGGCCAGCAATCCTCCCATCGCGCACGCCAGACAAGATATTCTCTATCTGGCCCCGCAACAGTGCTGGACCGTGGTATCTTTGGTCCCGTTACGCCACTGATAAGGACTTCGAGTTGACGGACACGGTGCCTTTTTACAAGGACTTACTCGTGCTTGGTACTGCCCAGTTCCTAGCTGTGAAGTCAGGCATCAATGATGAACTGACCAAATCACTGACTGATCAGTTCGAGAGCACACTGTCCATCTACGTCATGCAGGAGGTCAAGCCAGTCTATCAGACTAACCAGTCACAGGGTGCGATCCCAACGGAGTGGTACAGCTATGACAACTAGACTGCTAGAGACAACTGTCCGTGACTTCGGTGGCGGGTGGAATGTGTCTGACAGTGACAAGTCTCTGAAGTCCAAGTTCCAGACTATTAGTGACAACATTGTGAGACAGACGGATGGGTCATTCAGTATCCGTCCAGGTACACGTTTGCACGCTGATCTCAGGCAAGGAACAGAGTCCACAGTCATTGGCACAACTCTCACAGTCACGACTACAGTCAACAGTGGTCGGATCAAGATGATCAAGACTGCTCACGGTCTGACGACACAGGACCACATCACATTCACATCGTGGACATCTGTCACCATAGGAACAGTTCTCACTCCTGCTGACTTCCTTGGCACGTTTGGTGTGATCGTAACTGATGCCAACACGTTCTGGATTTACATACGTAAGGCAGGTATCACTGCTGCTGGACCAATCACTGCCACAATCAACTACACTAAAGACAACCACATGCTTGGTGGCAAGGACATCTATGGTCGGTACTATAGAGACAAGCTGTACGTGTTCACTGACAGAGGTGAGATTGTAGCTGTAGACAAGGATGGTGTAGCTGTATGGATATGGAACTTCAAGATTGCTGATGCACTGGCTATACAACCGTGGGGTCCATGCAAACGTATCTCTGCTGAAATCATACGTGGTCGTCTGATCTGTGTGAATGGTGCGTACAATGACAAGCCACTCGACATCAATGGTACGGTCACACCTCTAGTGTGTAACTACCTCAATGATGGTAGTGCTACACCTACCAATGCTGGCATCCCTCGTGCTGACTTCATTGTGGCTGCTGATAGGTATGTTCTACTGATCAGTACTGAGTGGGGTCCGTCCAAAGTTGATGTCAGTGCAAAGGACACAGTAGGTGTGTTCAGTCGGAACACTGTGCCTGACGATGCAGTTGAGATTGATCTAGGTATGCTCACACAGTCAGTGGAGTCCACTATCCTTGGTGCTAACGTGATCCGTTCACGTGTGTTCATTGGGTTCAATGATCGATCGCAGCTAGGAACACTAGGTGGCTACATAGGTACAGGTCAAGACATTCATAATCCTGACTTCAAAGACAATGTGGCACAGTTCGGTGCGTTCTCACATGCATCGATCATCTCACTAGGTAATGACCTACTGTGTCTT